AAGTGTCGAAGTTTTAGCTGCGACAGGCATTTGTGAAGGATTATTCACTGCAGGAACTGGAGCAGCTGCAGGTGCAGGTGCAACACTAGGTGCAATCGGAGTCACATTTTGTGGTTCATAACCACCGTTGTAACCACTGATTACTGCTTCAAGGTTGAAGGTATTCGCACCAACTTTGAAATCGTACCTAGAGGATTTGACCCAGTAAGGCATTCCACCAATTTGGTCAAAATCTTCCTTTGTGAAGGAAGTTCTATTAGGGAAAGCACCTATTAGTGAATCAAGAAATTCTTTCCTATCAGGTGTAAAATTGAAGTCCTTGTCACAAATGACAATGGACTCACTTCTATTATAACTTCTATCAGTCATTACGCTGCCTCCAACATACCAAGAGGAACCGAATATCTTCCATCAGGAAGGTCAACAGTCGCCCTTTTAATTTTAACTTTCACTACAGTTCCAAGAGTTTTCTTGGTTTTCTGTACCACATAAACCTTAGCACCAGCAACTATGGTAGCTTTACCAAGTTGGGTTTTGAGGTCATTAACCAAAGAACTAACGGCATTTAATTCCGCTAGAGAACTGAGGGCTTTCAGTTCTTTTGTCAATTTCGCATTTATCATAGTATCTCCTAATTGCGTTTTATTTCTCATCATGTTTATAGGCTATCAAAAAAGTGTAGTCATTGTCAAGCATTATTTTATCGGTTGTAGTAAAATTTTGGTGGATTCAACGATAGGTTTAGGGTAATTTCCCTTCCTATTCTGAAACTTATGTCTCTCATAAACATCTTCACCTTCATTAGTCCAAACTCTAAATGCTTTACACTCAATCTTTTTAGCTGCACATACACTTCTATTACTACAATCGAATTTCTCGCATGGTGAAGGCCCGACATCTGTAATCGCATCAGCAAATGCACTATAGTTCGGGTCATTATTAATATAATATGCTGGGTCTACTCTTAATGGGTCTCTAGTTCTCATTATTGACTCCCTGTAATTTCGTCCAACATATCCAAGTCCATCTTTTCTAATAAAGTAATCTTGAACTTTTCACCAACTTTTTCTACTAGGTGTGGCACATTAATTCCCTTTGTTGAGGCAATGTCCACTCTTTGAGTAAATTCCCTGTAGTCTTCTTTTGATAATATCGCTTCCATTCTATGCAATCTCCTTTATAAATTCATTAGTCAAGAACCTTGAAGTGGTTTTTGACTTTTGGTTTCTTTTAAATGCACCCAAAAGTTTTCTTTTGTTTGCACCAACTAAATCATCGTCCAACTCTGAGTCTCCAGCAACACTTAGTGCTGAAGTCGAAGTTAAGAACAACTTGTTATATCCTCTGCAATTTATCGCAACACCTTCTTTTCTAATTGCCCTCCAAGTGACATCAATGTCCATTGAAGGAAGGCTTCCTGATAAATCGGAAAGTTCTTGTTTTCTACCCAAGACAAAGTAACCAGTCACTATACAACCAGTCTCTTCAGAAATCCAATCTAATATAGACTGAGTTTGATAGAAAGAATGGTGTCCTGAACAGTTAGAATCTGAATAAATGTAAGACTTATTATGATATGGGTCAATCAAGTATCTCTTCTTTTGACTTCTCCAATAATAGTCATCTCCATCTTTTTGTTCTGCAATTTCTTTATACTCTGCATCTGACTCATAAAAACAATCAGACCTATGAGAATACCCATCAGTGATTATAGTTAGGATTGATTTTTCAATACCGTATTCTGAATTAAATGCAGGAATTAAATTTCTCATTGCACATAGTGTATGGTCAAGAGGTGTACCACCTAAGCAGTATCCTCTAGGTTCCCAGTATCTAGGCATATCAACCCAACCACCATAACCATCATCATGGTCATACTCTATTTCGTGGTCTTCACCAAACCATTCATTATGAGTGTCAACCACTGTTTGAAATCTTTTATACCTTCTACTTTCAAAGTAGTGGTGGTTCCACAAGTGTGAAAGGTTAACGTGTGCTTTTAAGAAATCTTTTGAAGACTGTTTGTCACTAAAAATTTCAACCAATTTAGTCACACCATGTCTCCAATCATCAGGGTCTGATTGTGTTTCTACATATGCATCAGTGAACAAGTAAACTCTATGTGGGATTTGAACTTTCCTGCAGAAGTCAACCAAGACCATAGTTTGTTCTATAAGGTCTGAAGCCTCTCTACAAATTGAACCACTCCAATCCAACATGATTTGTATTCCATGATTTTTTCCATCAGGAATCATTGTAACTTTTCTGAAAATGTCATCAACGATTTGGTATTTTGCAAGTTTGTTCATATCCAACTTACCAGTTTTACCTTGAAACGCTTTAATACTTCTCATTGCAGTTTGTTTCATTTCAAATTCTTTTGCCATGTGAGCGACAACTTTTTTATTTTTGTCTCTCAATTTCTTAGAACTGATTTGTGCTTTTACTAACATTGAATCATAATCTTCTTGTTTTCTATAAGAGTTTTTTAAATCAGGAGTCCAATGGTTTTCCCAATCTTTATTAACTCTTTTATAACCAACAACTATATCTTTAAAATGATTATTTTTTTCAAATTGGTCTTTTAAAAGAATCGTTGAAGAGAAAACATTATCTTCTGAAAGAAATTGTTCTTCATTGTTGTGTGCATAGTGTTCAGTGATTGATTCTCTCGCACCGTTTTCATCATCATAAGAACCTTCCCAGTCCTGAGAGTTTCCACCCTCTCTTCCAGTAGTTTTCCTATTATCATTTTTTTCAGACTCTTCACCTTCACCACCCTCTGTATCAGTATCTGATTCTGCTTCATCTTCTGCATTATCATCTTCTGCAGGGTCTCCAGCAGAATCGGTAGGTGGAGTATCAGGAAGACTATCTTCATCATCATCGTCCTCACTCATACCACTCATTCCATCATCTTCGAAGGAATCATCGCCATCATCATCGAACATTCCATCGTCATCTTGTTCCATGTCATCTTCTTCAATCATAAGAGTCTGAGGAATTATCTCTTTATCATCTTGAGTTCTTGTCTCATTTTCTTTAGACCAGTTGTAAATCGCATTTGCACACTCTTCAACCTCTTCCCAAGTTTTACAGTCTTCTGCCATTTTCAAGAAACCTGCCTCTACTGAGTTAAGTGTGATATTGACTCTAGAACCAACTTTAGTAATCAAGTTGATTTTATCAATAAGTGATAGACCGTTAACATCTTTAGATTTAATTCCAAAGAAGTCCAGTCCCATTAATTCGTCATATGCCTTGAAGAATGACTTCCTAAGGCCAGGATATTTGTTTTTAATTGCTTTCTCAATCCTTACGTCCTCAATAACGTTAAGGTATCCTTTAAGTGTTCTATTTTTAGTCAATGCACTATGAACACCCTCATATGGTGTATTCAATGCATGACCAACCTCATGACCCATAAACAAGTCATAAAGTTCATCTGATAAATCGTCCTTAAATATAGGACAACAAAGTATCCTATTCTTCATATCGAAATATGCAGTAGGAACCTTCTTATGTACTATAGTAAGGTTTTCAGTTGCCATTAACTTGGCAAGTTGGTCTTTTTGTGATTTTTTATTTGTCATGGTTATAAGCTACCAAAAAAGTGTTGTCATTGTCAAGCATTAATTTACCCACATGGGCCAGGCATACCAAACCAATCATCGTACATTTGGTCGGTAAGAACAGTCCTTGCAAAATCAATGATATTTGCACCATGTGCTTTATCACCAGTGAATTTAGACACTTTTGTTAGATTTGCAGGATTTAGTGCTTTGACAACGTCCATATCGGACATATCTGCAACAGTATCAATAATATTGTCTATTGCGAGGTCTTTTGAAAAATGACTCATAATTTACTCCTTTTCTTCATCATGGTAATAGCTTACCATAAAAAGGAAGTCATTGTCAAGCTTTAATTTTGGGTACGAATTGAGATTTTGTCTAAATCTAGGTTTTTGGTGCGTTCATCTGTAAGAATCATACTAGGATTCTCTGAGAACCACATTGAGATTGTGTGTCTTGAACACCTTCGAACTGGATATACTCCATGAAGATGATATAATCCTTGAAATAGGATTCCTTCACACGCAGTTGGTTTATGAATATAATCTTGGTCGGGAAAATAGGTCTCTCCACCACCAAAGTTATCATTAAGTGTTAATATAAGTGTCCATTCACGACTAGGTTTTTCTTCTTTTTGGCCGTGGTTTATTTCTACATTTGAATAAGTGTCTAAATGTGGGTCTTGAACACCACCTATATCCCACTCATTAAGTGCAGTCATTTCAGGGTATACAATTTGGTCGGTTTCTTTATAGATTTCTGCGACACTTCGATATGCGATTCTATTGAATATATCCCTAACCCATTGAGTGTGGATATGTATTAGGTCTATTGCACGGTAATCTGAACCGTCTCCAACACTACGCTTGTGCTTGTGTGTCTGATGATAATATATCAGTTCCTTCGCTTCCTGATTCGACACTAGGTTCGGAATCGGGAGTAGATTGAACATTTTGGATATATTTTGCAAGTGCTTGTCGTTTTTCATACTCTAGTCTTTTTCTTCTTTCTTTTGGTCGAGCTTTCAATGCTCTTTCTATTTTCAGTTGGGAGGCTCTTTGCAAAAATATAATTCCATTTAAATGGTCTATTTCATGTTGAACACATCTTGCACCTAATCCGTCAAGTGTAATTAAGTGTTCTTCTCCATCTGAATCAAAGTATTTCATTTCTACTACTTTACTTCGTTTTATCATAAGGTATATATCAGGGAATGATAAACACCCTTCTTTGAGTAGGTCGGTTTCAGCTGAAACTCTAGTAAGTTCAGGATTGAAAAATCCTTGTATTCCGTCTTGGGTTCTCATTACAAACATTCTGGCGTCTACTCCAACTTGGTTTGCAGATAATCCAAGACCACCAAATTTTTCCATCGCTTCTGCGAGGTTCTTTTCTATCTCTTTAGGGTCTTCGGGTGGGTTTTCAAAATCAAATTCTAAAGGTGGTACTCTTAATACCTTTGAGGCTTCTTCCACTAATTTATACATAATTTATTTAACTATTCCTACATATGTCACTTTAAGACTAAATTGTTTAAGTTTTCCACCACTACTTGAACGAGTGGTCATTCCTAATTTGACGGTTTCACTTCCACTTTTTAGGTGTAATTCAAAATCTTGTTTTGTTTTTCCTGTTTTTGCAGTTATATATTTTACTTGTGGTAAGAATACTCCTACTTCATTTCTATCAGTCACTTCTGAATAATCTGTACCACTTGCTTTAATAACTACTGTAGGAACATCGGGTGCTTCTCTTAAAATTGCATCTTTAATGAATTTCATACTATCTGATTTCTTCTTATTAAATCTGCTAATTAATCCTTGTCTTACCAGTTCTAAGTATTGATTATAAAGAACGTCTTGTTGTTTTGAAGGTAATTTATTGATTGCGTTTATTGTTACCTGTTTATCTTTATGTCTTCCACTTTTACCACCGTCAAAATTTGCAAGAGGTGGTATTCCTTTAATTTTAGAATACACTTCATCATATATTTTACTTCTTAAATCTTCTCCACCTTTTGCATCATTAAAACTTGGGCCACCACGAGAATTTACAAACACTGTTTTGTGATATGTGTTTAATTGAGGTTCTGCAGTTTTCTTTCCACCTGCTTTTAAACTCACTCCAAGTATACTTTTGTCTGAATATTTTATAAACATATCGCCTGGGTGGTTGCCTGGCACACCTGAAGGTTTAGTTCTATATCCCCAATGCACACTTGATATTGGTTTTGCTTTGTTTTGGTCGTTTAGATATTTAAGTATTCCCAACGCATTGTTCATTTTCTCACCAAACTTACTAGATGATTCTGCGTTGTTAACTGTCATTTTAGCTGCATCTAAGTCCCCTGACCCAATACAGTTACAAGCACTTAAATTAACTTTCATTAATTTTTGCATAAAGTCTTCTGCATTTTTAGGTTTTAATTTTTTCTCATATGCGATACATGGAAACAATTCTGTAATACTAGAGTTAAGTGTAGTTTCACCCATTCCACCTGATTTAGGTTTAACATTTATTCTAAACTTTCTTCCTTCAAACTCACCTGTTATTGGGTCAACTGAAGAACTAGTATTAGTAAGTTCTGCAGGTATTCCTGCATTTTTTAATCGTCTAAGAATCTCGTCTCTATCTGTATCTCTGTCTGTTGATGATACTCTAATTTGAACCATAGAACGTGGGGATTTATCAACTTGAACTACTTCGAAACCATCTAATATATCTACAGGTAAATCTATATCTTCTGATATAAGACTTGGTTTAGGTAAGTCTATATCTAAGTTTACTATGTTGTCTTTATGATGTGAGAAGGATTTCATATTACTATTTATCTATTCTGCAAGTCTTGAGAAGTTTTTATATTTCTCGAATCGTAATACATTATTGAATTTGTCATAAAGTGCTTCTCCTTTATGGCTTATAATAAATGCATTAGTTCTTTCCGTCAAGGTATTAAGTAATTTTAAGAAATCGTCTGTTCCTGCAACGTCTAGTGAAGAATCGAACACTTCGTCCAATATCAATAAGTTAGTGTTAACTGAGTTCTTCATTCTTGCGATTGCTCTCCATGTAAACAATAGTGATAAATCAATTCTCATTTTCTCACCTTGCGAGAAGTTATCATATTTGAATACGTCCCTGAATCTTGACTTAATAGTTTCTTCGAATGATTCGTTTAATTCAAATCCAACATAGAACTCTAATTGTGCGAGATACTTGTTAATCATATTATTCATGACTGGAACGTATTGTTTAATAATTTTTTGTTTTACGCCTTGGTCTCGTAAGAGTGTACCTGCAATATCAAAGTAATGAGCTTGTTCTACTAAAGATTCCTTTTTAGATAATAGGATATTTAACTTCTCTTCATTATCAAGCATTTTATCTGAGGTATCAGTATTATCCGTACCTTCTATTTGAAGGTCTTCAATCTCACTCTGAAGTTTGGTAATGTATTTTTGGTTGGATACAACCTCTGTTTGGATTACTCCGATTTGTTTTTGGAGTGATTCGATTGCAGTGGTAACCTCATTGATTCTGGCAATGCGTTCCTCAGCTTCTCCGATTGTGGAAAGTAGTTGCTCGAGACCTTTGGCCAGTTCAGTCTTCTTCGCCTCCTTTTCTGCAACATGATTCTTTTTGTGTTCTTCATCTATACCTTGTTTACAAGTTGGACAATTATCGTGATTTTCGTAGAATTTTATTTCTTCTAAAACTGTTTTCTTCTTACTTTCTAACTGTTTGTATAAATCTTTTGCTTCTTTGAAACGATTCTCAATCGTGTCTTGGTCTGATATAGTAGACCTTCTTTTTTCTATATCGGTGGTCTTTTCATCGACCTTTCCTATCAATTCGTCTATGTTTGTTTGAGTTTCTCGTATGGATTCTTCAAATTTCTTAATCTTCTTTTCACGGTTTTCTTGAAGTGCAACCATCTGATTGGACAATCCACTGATTCTCTCTTCCATAATATTTATTTCATGGTCGGTCTCACGGACTTGTTCTTGATGTGTCGATACTCTCTGTCGTAGTATATCCTGCATGGTGGAAAAGATACTAATATCCAATAAGTCTTCAACCAGTTTCCTTCTATCAACTGCTTTTAACTGCATGAATGGAGTAAAGTTTGCACTTCCTAAAATCGCAACCTGCGTGAATGAACGATAGTTCATTTTAAGAATATGTTTCTCTAGGTTTTCCTGATAATCTCTTACTGTTGCATTTTGATTAATCATATCTCCATCTAGATAGATTTCAAAAATGTTTGGTTTTGCACCACGAATAACTTTGTATTTTCTTTGACCAACAGAAAATTCTATTTCTACTAATAAAGCCTTTTCATTTACACTATTAATAAGTAAATCTTTTTTAAGGTTTCTAAATCCACGTCCATACAACCCAAAACATAATGCATCGAGTAGTGTAGATTTACCTGCACCATTCTCTCCTAGAATTAATGTTGTTTGGTGCGAGTTTAGTTCTATTTCGGTAAAATTATTTCCCGATGAGAGTAAATTTTTCCATCTAATCTTTTCAAAATTTATCATAAAAAGGAATGTTCTTCTAATGCTTCATGATATAACGAAGTCATTAAATCGTCTAGGGGTTTTTTCTTCCCCTGTATATCTAATCCATCAACGTATTTGGATAGAATGGTTAATGTGTCTTCAATGTCCTCAATATCATCATCGTCAAAGAAGTCCATATGTTTGTTGTCGTCTACTACTTGTAAGTGTAATGGGTTTTGTGCGTGTACCTTATCCAAGTATGCATCAAACCAATAAGGGTTGTCCTTATTAATAACAATAACTTTTACAAACTTACCTGCAATTTCTGAATAATCTGCATTCTGTATTTCTTCAAAAGAAGACTCTGTATCATCATAAAATGCTTTATGGAACATAGTAAGAGGATTATGTACTGGTGTAATCTCTCTTGTATCTGTATCAAAGATATGAAAATACTTTTGGTCTCCGTAATCACCCCAAGTAAATTCCATTTGACTTCCCAAGTATCTAATGTTTCCTAGTTCTGATTTATGGTGGAAGTGTCCACTTAAAACTTGTTCAAATCGTTTTACATAAGTGTAATCTAATCCATGTGGACAATTAAATCCAGGCTGCATCATTGCACCTTCAAATTCAAAATGTCCCCAACATTGCGTGGCTTTAGAATTTAAAATAAATTCTACTGAATCTGCGTAATTTTCAGGGTTAATCCAAGGCACTAATGTTATATCACAACCGTCATAATTTTTTGTAATAGGTTCCCCAATAACATTTATGTTGTTATCCCCAAATAGAAGAAGTTCGGGTGAGTTCACGTCATTTGTGTTCTTATAATAAGTATCGTGATTACCCAAGATTAAATCCATTTCAATTCCTCTTTCAATCATAGGGTCAATGAAATGTTTCTTGTTTGCTTGAAGAGATGCAAAATTAATAAACTTTCGTCTATCAAAATAGTCCCCTAAGTGAACAATTTGTTTTATGTTATGTTCATCTAGATATGGGAAAAATATTTGTTCATAAAAACGCCCCATATAATTGGACATTTCTACCATATCTGCACGAACTCCACAATGCGTGTCGTTTAATATTGCTATCTTCATTTTATAATAACTTCTGACTCAGTTTCAATCACAACTCTTGCACCACAAGGTAATATAGGTTTATCATTTCCACCGTATATTACTCTACTAGGCCCAAGAATTTCTACTTCATGACCATAAGTATTTTTACGACCTTCCTTGACCGTAATTACTGGTTCATTAGTTCCATGCTTTTTATTAGCACGAATCTTATGCATATTCACATGGATTCTTTTTATTGTCATTCAGGTTTTTTAGAAGTCATTTGAGCTTCTAACGTTCCAGTTTTTTTCTTAGTTGTTTTCTTTTTAGTTTTACGAGGTTCGTAATTGACGTGGGTCATATTCTCCTTTAACCACTCTATATTAGTATTGGTTAATGCAGGGTCATATTGCCCATCTATTGTTTGGAATGAGTCTAAAGAGACATCTGATTCCATTATTGATTTCTGTTTGATGAAAACTTGTTTCTTTTCTTTCTGTATCCTTCTTAAGAAAGCGTAATAACATATCTGAGTCACATATGCAAATGCATTTGAAGACTTTTCTATATTAAAGTTTCCAAGATATTGTATGCAATTTTCGATTGCATCACATATCATTTCATCTCTATAAGTGTAGTTGATGAAGTTTGGTCTTGTAGATAATCGAGTCGCAATTTTATATACGCACTCTCCTATGTACTCTGACATTCTAGGTGGAGTTTTCCCTGCTGATTCTGCCTCTTTAATTTGTACCACATATTCGGCAACTGCAGCTGTAAAGTCCTTATTGTTAACGTAATGTTCAGGATTCTTTTTTGTTTTCATGACTCTATTATACGATAAAAGGGTTGTTTCTGTAAGGTGTTTTACAAAGAAAAATAAATTTAATTATTTTCAAAAAACACCTTTTAAAAATCAAAAAAGTATGAGATAATGCTTATGTCCCATAGGGATATAGCTTATAAAGGGATAGATATAACTATATTAGAGTCAACGTCTCTTCCCCTCGACATTTTATCAATCATACCAAATAAGAGCAACCCCATACTAATTGTAAGGGTTACTCCTATTATATAGTGTTGTAATTTTAACTGCACCTAGAATCCTTGATAGGACAAGTACATCACTAAAAATGGTAGGGCAAATGGAAGAGTCAAGAGTACTAGAAATTCGATAATGTTGCAGAACTCACTAACCTTTGAATTGTTAGTAACTAGGTCTACGACTTCTCTAGCTTTTCGCACCATGCTCTTCGCAATCATAGTTGCTGTGGTCATGGTTTTCCTATAAATTTAATTTATATCATATCATTCACAATATCAATGAATGATTTCGCATTTATTTAGACAAGATAAAAGTCTAATGGATTATTTTTTTCTCTGTATCTTCGACTGATAGGTAATCAGGTTCAAGGGATTCTTCTTCCAACATTTCAAGTTCCTCTTGACTAAGATTATCCATCATGTCATTGATTCGTTCTCTAAGAAACTCTCTTGTAGAAGGTAATTGATTGGTAAGAGGAATAGAACCAGTTTCAACCATACTTAACCACTTCGCAGAAGCCTCATCATAAAAAGGGATAAACTGGTCATTCATATTACTAGTGTGCATAACACTATCTATTCCTATTGTTAATATAGAATCATTTCCCAGTGGGTTGTAAGGTATAAATGTTGCGAGGGTATTTGTTGGAGTTACTTTAGTTAACTGACATATCATAGGTAAAGTCACTTCGATAGTGTTCTCTTTATAAGACACCATTCCACATAATTCCTGTCCAGTTTTAAGTTTAATTACTTGATATTTCATTTTAGTTCGAACTGCTTAATCTCATATTTAAATCCTTCCTCGTTGTATATATTTATACGGTCTTTACAGTGATTGAGAGTATAATTTTTACCCCCTATGTCGTCAGCAATGTCGAACAGTCGCATACTGTTTTTATCTTTTCCCTTCCTAAGTCCTCTACCAATAGACTGTAGATTTCTTATCCTTGATTTGGAAGGAGATGCGAAAATAATATTATCAATTTTTTTAATGTTTACCCCAGTAGAAAATGTCCCATACGATGCAAGTATAACATTGTCGTTACTTCCCTCTACTATAGTTCTTACGTCTTCTCTATCAGTAACGTCTGTACCACCGAAAACGTAGTGTAGTTTGTCCCCTAGTCTTTTAAACATTTTACCATGTAATACTTCACCATGTTTCTGAACATATTGGAATAGTACAAGTGTGTTTCCTTTTAAACTATAAACTAGATTACATATAAATTCATTCCTACTATCATTCGATACCAAGTAATCCATTTCCTCTTGGTAGTTCGCAAGTTTAACTTTCTTATGTTTAAGTATTAATATGTCGATATTAAGGTCTGCAATAGTTCCGTCTTCTATTAAGTCTGAAGTTGTTGTAACCTTTTTGACTGGGCCGAATAATCCTTCAAGTTGTAATCTATGAACTTCGGTTCCGTCAAGTGTACCAGTAGTACCAAAACGAATCGCAGTGTTTTTCATTTTTTCGAGGATTCCTTTAAGAACGTTTGCTTTGAATAAGTGTGCTTCGTCTCCGAATACTACTTCGAAACTTTCCAAGACGTTTTTAGGAGCCTTACTAAATGATTGCCATGTGGTGACCGTGATGTCCGAATCAAATACAGGCTGACCCGAATAAATCTTACAAATCTCTTTATCATATCCATAGTCTTTAAAATCCTTCGTCATTTGTTCAACTAGTGCAGTTGTTGGTACTATAATGACGGTTTTCTTGTTGTAGTATCTTGCGAGTAGGTATATGATTAATGACTTACCACTTGCAGTGGGTGAGAGTAATAGTTGTCTTCCATATTGAATCGCAGTATTAAATGCATCTATTTGATAATCTCTTGGTTCAAACGGAAGATTTAAATCTGCTAACCATGATTGACTACACTTGTCTCTTTGTTTTGTTCCAAGTACTTCTTCAACACCTTCAAACTCATAACCCCTTTCCCTGCAGAACTCGTCCACATAAGGAAGTAATCCTATATAGATTTTATGGGTTTTAATAGAGAATAGGTATACCTTACCGTCCCACATTCTATTCTTGTAGGAAGGCATAAACTTTGCGTTTGGTACTTTAAAAGAGAAAAACTCAAATAGTTCTTTTGCAAGTCCATCGTCACAATCGACTTTAAGAAATACTTCGTTTACTTTAGAAACTCTAACAATATCAGACATAAGGGTTTCCAACGAACCAACACACTAAAGACTTTCTTGTCCCTCGCAATACTGGTGTAACTTGATGATAAAGGAATGAAGGAAATACTACAACACTTCCTATACCTTTTGAAGAGAATGATAATGTTTGAATCGCATCTGCCATATTAACTTGTGGATTTGTTCCACCCATTCTATCAAATTGTCTTTGAGGTTCTAACCACTGAAAGTATCCACCTTCATAATCATCTTGGTTTGATAACTGAACAGTCATACTTAATTTTCTAATCTTCCCATTAGGGTATACAAATGGGCCTGCATCAGTATGCCATGTATAAAAATCACCCTTTCTTTCAGGTTGTTCATTATAAACGGTATACTGAGGGTTTTCCATATATTCGATTTCATGGTTCCATTTGCAGTCTGCGTTTGCCATGTTTATCGCATCATTTAGTTTTATCTCAAAATCTTTAGGTAGGGTCGAATCAGTGAACCACTTTATTTGTGAACTACGAATATTATGGTCTTCTACTCCACCCTCTTCCTCTCTGTCGGGGTCTTGATTCTGATTCGCTCCACCAATCTGACCACCATGCCATTCTAATTTATTAGATGCGTGTATTAAGTCATCTATTTCACTAACTGAAAAGAAGTTTGGAGCTTGCCAAACGTAGTTCTGTAAAATCATTTAATTACCTGCCATGAATTTTCTCCAATCGATTGTATTTCTAATCGTTTGGTGTCTCCATGTAATGTTTTGTAAACACTCTTTAAGAAAATCTATAGTTATCTTAAGATATTCCATTTTTGCGTTCATTTCTTGTAGGTCTTTATCTGCATTAAAGAAGTGGTGCATTTCATTCTTCATAACTCTTACACCGTCTAATGCATCAGGTTTCCAACCATATTCCTTTATGGTCTCATCGTCCATTTTACCATTATACCATAACCACTTATCCCTAAGTAGTGTATCATATTTGAGTTGGTATTGTTTTTGAACCATTAACTTACTGGTTAATAAGTCTAGGTATTTTGCGTGGAGTTTAGGGACTTCAAGAGATGCAGAATCCAATTCAATATCATCGATTTCACAATCTTTTGCCCACTCAATTTTTAGTTCATCTAAGTTCATAATATACCATTATACCACAATATAGTAGTATTTATAAGGTGTTTTAGGACTTGAGTTCTATGTCGTAATAGTTGAATCTGAACTGAACATCACAAGTAACAGGAACTGCTTCTGCACCTGATTGGAGTTCTAATGCACCCAGTGAAATTGGGAATGCATCGTAGAATCTGAAATACCTGTTGGGTATGTTTTTGTTTGTATTTGTAACAAGTGTAATCTGAGAGGTTGATTTTAGGTCATCTAAGTCCTGTCCTGATACACCTAGTGTATTCTTTTGTCCCCCAGTTAGCGAACCATAATCATCGCTGTCTTTTACGGGAACGATACCCGTCATCCAATCGTACATTTCTTGATAATTTTTTAGGTCTTCGTCTACCAAAAATGACACATTTAATGTCTCAAATTCTACCTTATCACCATGAAAATACGCATCTACACCCATACCTACTGGTTGAACTGTCTCATTAAATGATAAGCCTGGAATACTTACTGTCTGAACATAATACTCAACTGTAGGAACTTTCTCTATTAAAAGACGAAAATTATTCTTATTGAGTATTGATTTGTTTATATCAGCCATTTAGTTTAACAATCCTTTTAGAAGAAGAGGTATCGAAATAGTCATTATCTCGATACTCTCTTACTGAAGTTTTTTCACAAAGATAACCGTCCTGTTCATATAAAATAGTGGTTGTTCTACTAATTACATTAGTTGTTTCTACACCATTAGGAAAAGTACTCTTTTCCCAAGGCCCTTCCATTATTTTAACTGTTTTTTCCATTATTATCTCCGTGTACTACTATTTAGGTTATTTCTCTGTCACAAACTCATTAAGTTGTCTTGCAACTCTAATAACCTCTTCACCAGTGATTTCCCTTAAAGGTAAAGGTTTTTTATCATTAGGGAATGTATCGTTGTGTGCGTAGACAGCATCAACTTCTCTTTGATAATTACTGGTTAAAATACCCTCTGCTTGGGATAATAAGTCGGCTCTGATTTCGAACCCTGATTTTGAATTACTCATAATTTTCTCCTGTGTGTATGTGTAATGTACTTAATTGTACCTTATATTTAGTGCATAAAAATGTTAAAAAAATGAAAAAAGCGCTTGACAACGGGGTACATTTTTTGTTAGCCTATAAACATGGAAAAACAAACTATTATTTTTGATGTTGACGGAACTATCGCTGATGTAGAGCATAGGAGACATTTCGTTACTCAAAAACCTGCAGATTGGAAATCATTTAAGGAAGAAACTGTAAATGATACACCAGTTCAATGGGTTGTTGATATTGCAAAAAGATTTATTGCACAAGGTGATGATGTTGCATTTTTCTCTGCGAGGAATGAGTCTCAAAGAGGTATCACCGAAACTCAAATTTCTGAGTGGATTGGTAACGGTCATAAAGGACTTTTCCTTAGACCTGACGGCGATTTCAGACCTGATGAAGAGTTTAAATCTGACCTTGCAGATAAGTTTGAAGAATTTGGTGGTAAAATCGACCTTGTCTTTGACGATAGAAATAAAGTCGTTGATATGTGGAGAGCGAGAGGAACCACCGTTGTACAAGTTGCAGAAGGAGATTTTTAAGTTCATGAATCCGTGGCTAACTTACCATGCCTGAAAAATGGAGACAAAAGACTAGTAGTCCTAGTTGAGTTAGAGAGATTGAACTAGAGACCCCAGTTAACCTGCTGAAGAGTGAGAAGTGACTGGGGTTTCGTTTATTTAGCTACATATGTACAAGTCAAATTCCTTTGATTCGTACCATGACATAATTGAATCATGTCTCTTTTCATAGCATCTTTCTTTTGTTGGTCACTACCTTCATACCCTTGAGGTGGCACATAAACTGTAGCGCACCCAACTGATAAAGCAATTAGAAGACCCATTATTACTATTTTCATTTCTTTCTCTATTAATGAGGTTATACAAGGTGTATTACATGAGTAACACACCCCAATATTTAGACAAAAAAAACCCCTCGTGAGAGGGGTTTTTAGTAAAGTTAATTAAAACTTTTGATTTACAGAATGTTAGAAACTGCAAATTTTCTGTAGTACTGGTTAGTACCTGCAGATGCAAGTCCGTCAGCTGGTGTAGCACCAACGAAAGGATTTGAAACCATACCATATCTAGTTTTGAAACCGATTTTTGGTTGGAAAGTGTTCTCGCCAACTGCACGAACCATTTGTAACGGAACGTATGGGCAATAGAACATACCTGCATCATAAGGATTTGTTCCTCTGTAACCAACAGTTAAGTAATCAACACCAGCATATGGGTCGATGTATACTTTAACTCTTCCGTTAAGAACACCAGCGAATGTGTTGCCAGTATCATCAACGTTTAGGTTAGTAGAAAGAGCAGGAGCGTAATCTAATACACCTGCCATTGACAATGCAGAAGCTACGTCTGAAGAACAAAGGATAAAGTTACCTTTTCCTCTTCTTGTTTCTTTAGCGATTGCGTTGCTTTCTCTTTCGATTTGGAATAACAAACCTTTAAATTTCTCAACTGACCAACGTCCGTTAGCGTCAACGTCTAAATTAAACGTACCTGCAGTCGCTGTTGCAGCTGCACCAGTTTTTGCTTGTATGTTAACGTTTCTTACAACTTCTCTGTTGATTTCAGCAAGAATTTCTGATGAAAGAATATTTGCTAATTCTGATTCTGCATCAAGGCCGTGAATTGCTTTAAGGTCTTGTGCAAGTTCGAGTGTGTACTCTGCTTTTAATGCTCTTGACTTAGCAGTAACTGTAGCTTTCTCGATAGAGAAACCCATTTGAGCAAAACCGTTAGAAGCTTCAACATCACCTAGTGCTTCTGCACTAGCTGTTGCCATACCACTACCAGTGTCAGATGCATAAGAACCGTTAAACGGGTCTTGGTTCTGAGCGGCCATAGGGCCTGCAGCTGTAGGGTTAGCTCCGCCTGAGTAATCTGTTTGAACTTCGTCAATACCCATGGCTTCGGATTTTGTCAATCTAGTTCCTGAAGGATAATCGTTATATCTTGCTTTCATAGCAAAGATTAATCCTGTAGGGCCAGTCATTGGTTGAACTCCACAAATGTCGTATGCAACGAGATTTGGCATAGCACGTCTAACTAATGATATTAGGATTGGATCCCAGTTAGAAATACCTGTTCCAGTAGCATTTAAAGGTGCAGCTTCTTGCAAGTTCTGCTCTTGTAGAGCTTTCTCTTGGTTTTCAAGAATTACTGCAGTAACAGCACGCTTGTAGTTATCCTCGATTTTTGGTAAATCGGAATGTTCTAGAATCGGTTGCCACTTTTCTTGTAAGTTTTCTGATAAAAACATTTTCTTTTTTCCTTTAAATTAAAACTTATCCCAACGGGTTAAGTTTGGTTATTGCAGACGAATACTTCTCCATTACAGGTTCTAATTTCTTCTCAGTTTCTTCAACTTCAAATTCATTTGCACCTTCTTGGATATTAGTTTCCGCCTCAACTTTCTCACCATCTACTTTGAAGTATGCTTCTTTGATTTCAGAAATCTTCTCAGCGAAGTCTTCTGTATCTTTGAAATCTACTCCTTCAGCAAGTGAAGAAAGTTTCTCTTTTTGTGTATCTGTCAAATCTTTCGATGCTTCTGATACAACATTTTGTCTCTTAAGTGAATCTAACTCTTCAGTGATTGCCATGTTATTAGACACTTCACCGTCAAGTTTTGCTTCCATCTCTTCGAGACGATTTGCGAGTTCATCGATAACATCGTACTTATCTTCAGGTACATCAACGTAGTGTTCTACGAATAATGTTTTAAGACCTTCGATAAAGTTCTCAGTCATTTCTGACCTCAAACCACGTTCGATTGCGAGTTCGTTTTCTTTCGTCCACTCTTCTGCACAATATGTTAAGTACTTGTCAACTGCTTCCGAAAGGTCGTCTTTGACAGTCTCAACTGTGGTTTTTAATTCTTCTTGATATTTTGCATCAAGTTCTTCTTTAACTTCCTGTACTTTTGATTGTACAGCAGCTTTAAAGATTGTTTTTGCTTTCTCTGAATTTTCTTCAGATAAGTCTAATGCTTCAGAAATTGCTGATAGGTCGTCATCTATCTCAATTTCAACTAGTGAGGACTCAACGTCTGCAGAAACTTCTTCTGCAACTGCATCTTCTTCAGATTCTTCTGAAACAACTTCAGATTCTTCCTCTTTAGACATAGACTCAAGGATTTCTCCTACTTTGTCTTCGTCCATAGTCTTCAAAGACTCAACAACTGCTCTCGCAACTTCTGCTTTAGTCAAACTCTCGTCCTCTTCAGATTCAGATATTGTAGACAATACTGTTTGAAGTTCTTCCTTAGTCATTTCCTTCATATTGTTGACTATAGCTTTAATTGATTCCATCTTCGAAGGTTTTGTCTCTTCTTTGACTTTCTCTTGCTTTTCAGCTTTACCAGCACCTTTCTTCTGAGGGTCACCTTCATTTGAAGGAACTTTCTTCTCAGCGTCTTTTACTGCTTTAACTGCTTTGTCAACAGGATTGGTTTCAACTGGGACGACTTCCGCTTTGCCTGCTTCTATTGATTCAGCATCGGATGAACCTTGTTTGACTGGTTTCTTGTCACCTTTTTCAGACTTAGAATCAGGTTGTTGACCCTCTTCAATAGTCTCAACTACTTCTTCAGTAGTTTCTAGGTTATTTTCTAACTCTGCCATTTTTTTCTCCTGTTTTAATACTTTATGTATTACTTTATTTTATTTATATGTTATAGACTCTCAACGAACCTTTTCCATAGATTTAACTTCGTTTCTTCAAGTTGATTTCTCTTAGCATTACGCATTTCGTTCTGCATAGTCTCAACTTGAATTCTTGTTAAGATACCATTTTCCATTACCCACTCAACACCTTCCATAATTCCTTCGACAAATGCCTCAGGTGCAGAAGGGTCTGCGACTATATCACCTGCAGTTGCAAGTTGAAAATCGTCCTTAACATATTGTGCGTTACCCTTTTGTTCTAGTGAACCAAGTCCTCTAGAAGATACTCCGAGTTTTGCACCATCATTAATGAGAGCCTTAACAATCTCTCCGTTTGGAGTACTTAAAACTTTTGCTTTACCCACATAGTTTTTACCTTCCAGTTCAAGGGACTGGATTAAGTGAGATACTTTATCTAAATTAATAGTTGGGCCTTCAGGGTGTCCTAGTTCACCGAATGCACGGTCTTTCTCTACGAACTCCTTCTTATATCGGTTAACTTCCTTCTCCATAATTGCTTTTGGATAGACTCTACCGTTTCTGTTTTTAATATCGGATTGCATGAATACACCTTCAATGAAGTATTCTTTCTTACCGTTTGCGGCCTCCGTAATAACGGGTGATATGGTTTCGTTAAATTCAGCTATTAATTTCATTTATTATTTCCTCTATTGAGACATCA